ATATATCCTTTTTTCCAATCAACATTTCCGCCAACACCAAACTCAGTTCCATATCCTTCAGCAATCTTTATCATGTTTGGCAATCCACTGCCAACTACATTTGTTTGTGTAATATTTGTACTGGTTGATGAACCTTGAAGCACACCAATATTATTACGAATATTAAACTGATTTACTTGAGCACTATATTCATATACTGCTTCTTCAAAGCACGCATAAAAATTCAAGTCAATCATTTCTATGTCTGTGATCGGATAGCCCAATCTTGTTGCTGCCCATTTTGCTGCTGCTGGCGCGTCTACTTGAAAAATAGGATCTGCTTCAAAAAAACCAAATGGAGTAAGTCCGCTGCCAGAAGTTATAGCGGAACCAGAGCCTGGCCAACGAACTCTATCCTGATCAATAGTATAATTTATGCTTGTGTCTGCCATATTATATAAATATATCAACGCTCCCTAAATGAGATAGGTATAAATTATAATATTAGAATAGATACGCCGATTGCTATATATTTATATAGTATGATAAAACTGAAAGATATACTGGTTAAGAACAAGATAATCCGCGAAGATATTGGCGATGTACAACCAGGCGATGTAAAGTTTGTAGTTCCTCCCGCCCAAATATCATATGCTAAAGCAGCGGGAGATGGAGCAGGTAAACCATATACAAGACCAGATGTTGATTTTTCAGGAACAGGCGATGAAGGATTGCTGATTACAAAGGCGATGAATATAATAAAGCCGTTTGAAAATAGCGTAAATAATCCGAAAGGCGGGTTTGATAAAAAGTCAAAAAAATGGTTTCCACACAAAAGCTTGGAAGGCGGCTCAGATACTATAGCATATGGGCATAAGTTATTACCCGGTGAAGATTTTAGCAAAGGACTAACAGACAGTGAAGCAGAACGCCTGTTGGAAAAAGATATACGCGAAAAAATAAAACTCGCCAAGTCCAAGATGTCAAATTTTGATGGTATGCCGTTGACCATAAAACTGGCTATAATCAACGCATTATTTAGAGGAGATATGGGACCAAAAACAATGAGATTATTATCTCAAAACAAGTTTGGTGATGCAGCAAAGGAATATCTCAATCACGCCGAATATAGATCGACCAAAAACATTGGTGTAAAAAAACGAATGCAATGGAACTATAATGTGCTAAAATCTGCGGCATAAATTATATAACTATGAAAAAACTAATAGGATTATTGATATTAGCATCGGCACTATTGCTTACTGGGTGTGCCACTACAGGCCAAGTTCGTGAAATACCACCACATTCTGCACCAAGAGTAGTGGTTGTATATCCAGAATATTATACTCCAATGTATATTCATTGGCGGTTTGATATTGGTCGCGGATGGCATCATTACCATCACCATCATCCTAGATATAGAAGATAATATAAAATATACCCCCGATTTTCGGGGGTTTTTTATTGCTATAATAAAAAAGACCCGCCTTTCGGCGGGTCTTTCTGTTTTGAACGATTATCCCGTTCTTGAAGAAGATTAGACTTCGTTCAAGTTGCCGATGACGATCTTTCCGTAAAATTCCGGGCGGATCATCTTCTTGGCATAACGTGTCATCACGCCACGGCGTGGTGTGAAGTTCACTGGGTCGTACACCAATGGTGTCTGAATCAGTGGGATGTATGGAGCATATACAGCGCCGGTTTCTAGGAAGTTGCTTCCACGGAAACCAACCAACATAACGTTGTCGGTCATGTATGGGTTCTTGTAAACAGTCCAACGGTTGCTTAGAGCGCCAACCTTGGCAACACCCATTGCGAACTTGGCTTGATCGCCGTCCGTGTTGGTTGTGAAGCCAGGAATGCTTTCGATGATGGTAGCAACGTCTGGGCTGCAAACTAGGAAGTTTGCACCACCACGCAGGGTCAACTGGTGGATCTTGTTGCTGACCTTCTGAATCTTGTTGCCCAATGTCTGGAACCAGGTGCTCTTGACATAAGCGGTACGGTTAGCAGCGGTGTCTGCGAACAAGCCGGTTGCGGCATTGTATTCAGAACCGATACGAGCGGACCAGAATTCAGTTGTAGCTGCTGGAGCATTGGTGATCAACATGTCGAGGATTTCGAGGTCGATTTCCATCGATACGTACTCAGATAGAAGAGCAGTTAGCTCTGCTTCTGCGTCAATCGAGTGGTAAGCGTTCAAGTCCTGAGCCAATTCTGGTGTCCAGACGGCCTTTAGCTTACGGGTCTTTGCAACGATGGCTTCAGACTTTAGCTCTAGGTTTACTTCTGGAATACCAACGTCGGCATATAGACCTGAAGTGCCAGCGCCTGCGGAGGCTGCTGTGTCTTCGAAGTCGCCACGGCTGTTGTCGGCTGGCTGCTTGTGATAAGCAACCAAGGCGTTACCAGTGATTCCGGAACCAGAAACGTAGAAGATTACGTTGTTACCAGAAACGGTTGTGAATGCTGGATAGAAATCAACGATACCGGAACCAGAAACGGTGAAAGCACGAGCGCCATTGGCGTCGAAGTTTGTTCCGCTCAAGGAAACGGTGACTGATTGAATCTTTCCGGCGCTCAAAGAAGCGCTTAGGTCGGTGTTGAAGTTGATGTCTTCCCAGGTTGGGCCGTTTGCGGTGCTAGTAGAACCGGTTGCGGCTGCAACATTTGTGGTCTGGTCATTGATGGTGTAACCGAAACGACCTTGGCCATATAGACCGTTGGTTGCGCTGTCGGTTGAACCTAGCTTGGTGCCTGTACCACCAAACAATGACTGTCCGCTGAATGCTGGCTTACCGGCTTGGTCCGAACCATACTTGAAGTCTAGATAGAATACTAGACCAGATGGTAGATTCATTGGCTGAACGCTAACGAATTCCTTGGCGGCAATTTCAGCAAATACACGGCGAACTAGTGGCAATGCAACACCAGCCCATTGTTCTGAGCTTGTGGTTGTACCAGTACGAGTGGCTTCGTCAATTAGTTGTTTAGCCTGATTTTCCAGAAGAATGGACATGTGTGACTTTTCCATGTCGCCTTTGATGCCTTCTAGAAGACCAGTCTTTTCCCATTTGGAAACTAGTCCACGGGTTTCGGACATGAGCTTAACCATTGGATTGGTTGTCTCAGTTAATAGTGTTTTGATATCTGACATAATTTTCCTTTATTAAGGTTGATTGTTGATTTATGAACGAATACCTGCGAGCTTCTTGAAGCGGTTTGCCATTTCGGCACCTTCCGAGATAACTGCTGGTTTTGTTGGTTTGGTTGATGCAACCGGTTTGCTGGCTAGACCTTCGGTGATAGTCTTGACGGTTGTTGATACCTTCTTTACAGCAGGAGCAACTTCCTTCTTGCCACCGAAACTAAACGATTCAGCCAATGTTGCGTAAACGAGCTTGGCTTCACGAACAGACTTCGTGAGGTCAAACGATTCGATTACCTTTAGTTTCTGCTCGTTGTTCAAGTTGGCTTGTTTGAACAGTTTGTTCGTATATAGCAACTTGGCATTGAGCAGGTTTACTTCATTGATGCGGTCCCGTAGATAAACAACTGCGCTACGGTATTCTTCATTTTCCTTCTTCAACGAAAGATTTTCTTTGATGATTGACTCGTTGGCTTCTTCCTTCTCGTCATCGTGTTTTTCAGCTTTTTCGGCTTTTTCTTTTTGGTATTTGGCTAGACCAGGAGGAAGTTTGCCTTCGTCAACTTCGTCTTTTTCTTCTTCCTTTTCTTCTTCGTCATCACCTTCGGATAGAAGTTCGTCGAGATTGATTTCTTCGTCTTCTTCTCCGTGACCAGCAGCAGCTTCCATTGGAGCGGCCATTTCTTCCATTCCAACTTCATTTACGCTGGTTTCTAGTTCCTTTAGAATTTCTTCTAGGGATTCGTCGCTGATTTCTTCGCCTTCTTCCAAAGCAACTTGGTCATTATCTGGACCTTGTGGGTCATTTGTCTTGTGACCGGCGGTTGTCTTGGTATAGTCGCCAGAAGCCTTTTCTGTTCCTTTTGTAGCAGGAAGTGAACCTTTGGTTGATAGGCTGGTGCCTTTAACAACCATGTTCTTGCCTGGATCTTCGGTCTTGTGACCTTTTGTGGTCTTCTTATAATCACCAGAAGCCTTGTCGCCTTCTTGGATGTTCGATGTAGCAAGAGTTGGATCGAGTTCAGCACCGATTGTACCACGGATTGCTTCTTCGTCCATTTCTTCTTCAGTCATTTCAGCTTCTGGAGCAGGAGCAGCGGCCATCATAGCAGCATCTTGTGCAGCGTCGGCGTGAACTTCTGGGGCAGGAGCAGCTTCTGGGGCAGGAGCAGCTTCTGGGGCAGGAGCGGCTGGTGTTTCATCGGCTACTGGAAGTGCTTCTTCACCGGCAACTTCTTGCTTTAGCTTTTCAGCTAACATGCTTTGAATTTTTGGTGTGAATGCTTCTTCCAAAGCAGCCTTGGCATTGGCAAGGGCGGTAGCACGTACAGCCTTAGCGTCTGCGATAGCTTGTTTTAGTAGATCTGACATAATAGTTTTATCTTTATTGTTGATGAAACTATTAAGAGTTTCAAGATGGTTAGTTTAGCTTCGCATCAAAGAATGATGCATTTTATAATAAATAAATATATACGTATTTACAAAAAATATAAAATATTTTGACTTTTTATATTTTATTCTGGCTTCTTGATCTTTGATACTGCCGGTCCTGCACCTTCGTTAAGATCTCTGATTTCAAAATAACGACTTAGTACGTGGCCACCATCTTCATAAAGAGCTTCCATACGCTGTTGTATTGTATGTGCTTCTTTGGCAAGCTTGTTGAATTCTTCTGACACTCTGCGAAGCTGTTTCATGTTTTCAGAGACTGTTTTTTTATCAAACCAGTCTTCTGTTTCTGTCATAGTAAACTTTTCAGCAGCTTCTGTAATCTTTGCCAATGTATGTGCGATTTCCATTAGATTATATTCACGACGAAGCTGGCCACCATATTCATTATATTTGCCAATGGCTTCAAGTGCCATCTTTTTTTCTTCAACAGACCAGGCAGCTTCTTGATGAACATTACCATCCATCTTGGTTTCAATTCCTTCGATCAAATTTCTTAGTTTTAGTACATTCATAATTTTAATATTTTAAGCGGCTGGTTCTTCTGCTGGTGCTTCTGGCTGTTTTGTCGCCAGAGTTTTCATGCTAGAGATTAATTCTGGCATACCCGGTATAATCATATATGTCACAACATCTTCAGAAAATGCGTCCATATCTTCCGGAGTTTGTATTTTTAGTTTATCAACCATTTCTGCCGCTAGTGCATCAATTGTGTTTGATTTAAATGCGTGATCAATAATTTTTCCAAGCAAAAATTGAGTACCTCCCGACGAAGAAAGTTTTACATACTGATGTTTTTTTAACTCTTTTTCAGCTTTTTCTTTTTCGGCTTTTGCTTTTTCCAGTTCTGCTTTTGCTTTGGCGGCATCTGCTTTTGCCTGCTCTGCCTCTTCTTCGCTGGCATCTTCTTGCCCACCAACGTCTTCGCCTGCACCAGCGTCGGCACCGGCTTCAGGCGTAGCGGCTGCTTGATCGGTTGGTTCTGCTCCTGCATCTGGCGATTGTTGAGACGAACTAGTATTTTTTGGGGTTTCATCTGCTCCTCCTAGCGGAGGTAAATCTCCTCCTGTTTGGTCTGCTACTGGTTCTTCCGCTGATGCATCCTTTTTCTTTTCGTCTTGTTCTTTTTTGACGCTTTTCTTTCTTCTTGCCTCGTATATAGTTTCCCAACTCAAATCATTCAATCTATATTTGTTGGCGTTACTTGATATTTCAGACAATACCTGCTTGAGATATGGATTGGTGATTTTGTTGTTCATATATTATAAATATATACGTGTTGTTATAAAATTACCTTACTTCGGATAGAATATCTCGGATGATATTTTCTATCTTTAGATATTTGTTGATGTCATTTGCTCCGACTGAAGCAATGACTTGACTGCGATTTACACCCTCGTTGATTGCACCCGGAGACATATAAGCACCACGAGTTGATGGTGAACTTACAAGGTCAAAACAAAGTAGTTCAAAGTCATCTTGAACTTCCACTGTATTTTCATTCATTTGACGAACACTACCAAGACCACGGCTGCTGATGCCAAGACGAACATTGTTCTTGATGAGTTCTCTGGCAATATTACCAGATGGTGTTGTCAATAGTTCAATCTTACCAACAACAGTATCGCCTTCCCAGTGACATTCTACAACGTTATGTGATACGTTCTTTAGATTGATAATAGAACTATCTGGATGGTCAAGTTCGCCAAGAGCACGACGTTCGCCGATAACTTGTTTATACTTTTCTATTTCGCGAGCAAGAACTTCTTTTGGATATACGCGACCGTTGTGATTCTTTTCGCCTGCTTTTTGGAGTGGTCCAGACAATACAAGAGGTGCGTTTGGATTTGAACGTGCTTCGTTGAGCATCTGCGGAGAGATGTCAAATGGTATAAAATCTACTAGTAGTTGCTTGCTCATATTTTATCCTTGTGGAAGTATATTCTTGGCAACAGGCGATCCTGCTGGTGTTGGCTTCATTGGTACAATACCGCCAACATTTCTTAAACTAGACTGTTGTGTAGAAGATGCTGTTGTAGCTGGATTTACTTGTATCTGAGAGTCATCTAGATAATAATCAGATTGAGACGCATTACCTTCTTTACCAGAAAATACAACATAATATTTGTCTTTCATATAGCGGACTTGCACGTCGCTGACAGTTATTGTATAATCTTTTTCAATCTGTCCGACACTGCCTTTTGAAGCGTTGGCAGTAACAGTCTTTTTCAAGAACTGTTTCTTTAGTTCTTCAACAAACTTCTTTACAATAGTTTCTTCGCTTTTTTCAAGATTTAGCTTGAAGTTCCTGAATGATTGGGAAATGTCCACAACATTGCCACTTTGTGCTGGCGGAGGAGTAGTAGCAGTAGGAGCACGGCCAGGCGACATACCGCCAGCAGCAGATGGGTTTGTTCCCCAACTATCTTCTTTTAATACTTGTTTTGCTATATTGGTTAGGTTCATATTTTATTTTCCCATTCTGTTGATTCTTTTGGCAATCTCTTTTAGACGACTATGTATTTCCTTCATGTCTGGCTGAGTTCTTGCCCATAGATTTTCATTGGTATATCCACATTCTGTCTTTAGACGTTCGCAAATGTTTATAAGATATTCAACTTCACCAAGCATCTTTTTTGCTTGATTGATGCCATACGAAATCTTGGCGTGATTTTTCATCATATCACTTTCCTTGAAGTTACGATAGCGACTGCGAGCTTCCATTATATTCAAATCACGACGTACTGTTGGCAGGCTTTCATTTTCTGATTCGCCTATTGTAGTATCATCTGTATCTTCTTTACCAACAACCTTGCCGCCAGGCATACTTTTTTCTGCCGATTTCTTTTTGCTCTTTTTACCACGAAATGCTGCTGGGGTCATATATCCCGCAACAGCACCAGTGCCTGTCATTTCTTCAATGACTTCTTCAACAAGTTCGCGGATTAGTTGTTTGGCGTCTTTCATTATACGTCGCCTTGAATGGCTTTTTTAGCGATCCAGTCGCCTGCCATACTGTTCAGTTGGTCAAGTTCTTTGTCATTCAACTCAACGCCATTTGTAAATGTTGCTGAAGAAATGTGTGCATCAGAATAATCACCGGCACGAACGCCGTCGATCTGAATGCTTTGTACATCAACTTGTTTGCCATTGACTACAAAGTTTTCGGTGGCTTGTTGTCCCATTACTTCTTCAATAGTTTCTCTGATCAGTTGTTTTAGCTGTTTGCGTGTCATATTATTCCTTTTATTATTTTACATTAACTTTTTGAGCGACATATACTTCATTGAAATCTACGCCATATTCATATGCATTTACACCGTCGCTGGTATGTACAGTTTGTTCGCCATCTTCATTTTCTTGCATAAAAAAACCGTCCTCTGACACCGCAACCATTTCTGCTTGATATTCAGTTTTGATGAATACTACAGTTTTTCCACTCTTGACCAATCTGTTTAGTTGATTGAATGTATATGCGGGACCGGCGGCTTCGGATTGAATGCCTTCAATGGCTTCTCTGATAAGTTGTTTTAGTTCTTTGCGTGTCATATTATTCCTTTTTATTTAATATTTTTGAGTTCCTTGATAAGTTCATAACTCAACATCAGAGCCATGATTTGATTTTCCTTTACTAGAGTTCCTTTAATAATCTTATCAAGTTGATTGAGCGTTTCATCAATCTTGATTTTTACAACTTCATTATTCACCACACTCTTTAGTTCGCTGATTTGCTTTCTAACTTCAGGAACTTCAGCATTGATATATTGGCGAAGAGAGTTGGTATTGCTGATGTTGTTGATATATTCGCGAATAAGAATCTTTTGCTTTTCATCCAATCCCTTGTATTTTTCATTGAATGAATCAACCAGCAACTTATAAGCAAGCAGACGAACATCTTCATTTTGCTGCTGATATACTTTGACCAGGTCTTTCTTTTCTTCTTCAGATATTACTCTTGTAGGCGTCTTGGAAGCAACAATGCTTTCAACAATACAACTTCTTGCCTTGAACATTTCACGAGGGTCGCTTTGTACTTCATTTACAGTATCTTCAAAAACCTTGTATATACTAGCAAGCAACTTGTAGTTTGATATACTGCCCTTTAGAAAATCGTCAAGTGGATAATGTTGCTTGATTTCTTTGATAAGTTCATACTTTTGAAGATTCAATGAACGCTCATTCAACTTCTTTCGTGTACGCAATACAGTATCTAATAATCTATCAGCAGAAACTTGGTCTTTTGTTTTTTCTTCAAGTATCACTCTATACAACGCATTCTCTCTTCCTAATTCTGTATTTTCCGAAAAATACTTACGTAGCATATTGTTCGCTTTTGAGTCATCTTTTCCATTTAGTATATCGGCGGTGACTTGACGAACAAGTAGTTCAAATAATATACCCGCATTTTTATACTTGGAGTGTTTCAGCTTCTTCATATATTTTTATTATTTATAAATATGTTATTGTGTGATAAAAACTCCATTTTTACTGCTGTTTGTCTTCTTCTATCAGGTTTGATTCATCTAATATAGATTTTTTTTCAGTTATAACCTGTTTGTGCTTATTATTATATCTTGCTTTTAGGGCAGTTTTTATACTCTTCAAATCTTCGTCCATTGATAATGCTCCGCCTCTATATATATGGCGGGTTGAACGCTCTGTTTTTGAATTTTCTTTATTTTCCTTGTTGCCAAGGGGGTCTTCACCAAAGTTCTTGGTATGTGATGATGTATATTTTTCCTTGTTTCCTGTTTGGTCTCTATTACCACGTTCGCGGTCTTTGCGTGTTTCTTCTTCGAGTGGCGGTAATCCACCTTCGTCGCCACCACCTCCACCGCCTGCTTCTTCGCCTCCTCCACCACCAAGGTCGCCACCACCCCCGCCACCACCAAGGTCTTCTGGTCCTGCATCGCCCATTTTTTGATTACTTGTGGCAGGATCATTGCCTTCGGACGTAATCTGTTCCATACGCCACGCTTGCTTTTTGTCTTTGATTACGTCTGCTTGAACGTCTTCAACTTCATCTTCAGACAAGTTGAATACTTGGTTATATATCCACTTCTTACTAAACATATTGCTTTCAATCATATCCGAAGCAAGGCTTATCTTGTTAGACCATATTTCCAACTTTTCTTGTTCAAAGATGGTGCTTGGATTGCTTAGTTCAAGTTCAAAATCAACGAGTGTAGCGTCCTGATAACCCTGCACATACAAATGAACTACGGCAATCTTTGTTAGTTCAGACACGATGATACGCTGTATTCTACCGATTGTTCTGCTAAATCTAACATCTTCGGCGGCAAGAGTTGCTTTACCAGACAATCCTTCTTCATATCCAAGAAATGCCTTTGGAATCTTGAGTGCCGCCATCATCTTATTACGAATATATTCCAAATCATCGATGCCTGTGAAATCCATACCAGGCAATGTATCTATGTTTGTGCCACTGTCGCTACCACGAACAGGTAGATAAAAATCTTCAACCATATTATTCAAGTTGAAGCGTAGGTTATAATCACCAGTACGTTCGTCGATATATGGAACCTTCTTTACTTGGCTGATGATCTTCTGCATTGCTGTATCAATGTCGGCGGGAGGAATATTTCCTACATCAACCTTGAATATACGCTTTTCTGGAGCACGCATGATACGATGGATAAGCATTGCGTCTTCCATCAAACTTAGTTGCTTCCATACACGGCGTGCTGGTTCAATCATTGATTTACCATATGGCAAGAAATTGCTGTCGCTCAATAAACGAAAATGTGCGATCTCAAAGTTTTCATATTCCATACCACCGCCCATACCATCGTGCTGATACTTTACATAGTTGATATTCTGCGGGTCGCTGCCTTCTATACGAGTGATTTC